TTCGGTGACGCTGATAACGCGATATGTGGCAGCCGCAACATCGCTGGTTTCGACCATGTAAATGGTCTGCGCTGCTGGTGCAGAACTGAACGCTGTGCTGACCGTGATCGTCTTGGCGTCAAAGTCGCCGTCGCTGATGTCACGCTGTTCAACGCGACCGTCAGGCATGACCACGCTTACGGTGTCGCCTTCATCCACTGCGATGCTTTGATCCAACGTCAGCACGGTGGTGGTTGCACTGGCAACGCGCCCGCCTTTACGCGCACCAGCACGCATCTGATCGGCAATCTTGATTAGCTGCCCAGGGCGGACAATCGCACCATCAAGACCAACGGTGAAGGTGCAGGTGGTTGTTTCTTCCTGCTCGGAATACAGCAGCCAGCGACCGAGGCGGTTGGCTTGACCGCGACTGGTGCAGGCAAACGCCGCCATGCGGACTTCGATGATGCCGTATTTGGCAATCGCCGCTTCATCAGAAACGTATTCAACCCGCTGCTGATAGGCGTTTTCCGGGTCGTTCCAGGTGACAAGCGCGACGGTGTGGCGAGCTTTCAGGCTGCTGCCTTCATAGTTGAAGATGCCTTCAATGACGTTGCCGTTGTTAAATAGCGCTGCCGGATCCTTGGGACTGTCTTGCGTAAAGGCGATCTGACCAGCAGACCAATACGCCATGCCACGGAAGCATGAGCAGAAGTCCTGAACGACGTTGTATGCCTCTTCGCGTGATTGCAGGTAGACGTTGCAAAGGAAGCGAGGCTCTGTACCGCCTGCGCCGTCATTGACTGACTCGTTGCAATACTTGCTGATTTCGTACAGCGTCCACTTATCGCACTGGGCACTAGAAACAAAACGCCCTAATCCGTAGCGGCTGGACAACAGCAAGTCCCGCAAGATCCACGCCGGGTCTGCACACCAAGCGGTCTTAAAGGTGCCGTCCCAAACACCGGAATAGGTCAGGCTGCCATCAGCGTTGACGGTGGCGTTATCCGGAATCTGAACCTTGACGCCCTTGATGTCATACGCGCGGGTCGGAATCGCTTGAAACTGCGATGCTTCAAACCGCAAGCCAACCAATGCGGTCAGCGGATAACGCAACTTGGCGTCGATGATTTCGGTGTAACCCGCAAACGTCATCAGGCGGACGTTGTTGGCGCTGTCGTTGACGCCCGAAACACGCCGCAAGCGGATGTCCCAAGGCGCATCACCAGTCAGCTCAATACGGTGGCTGCGCTCATAGGTGCTGGTGCACTTGCCGCTGACGGTCGTATTGACCTCTTCGACGTAGCCGCCGCCATCAGCCTGCACATCAATGGCGTATCCCAGTGACGTTGCTTTTAGACCGTTGCTGACAACGTAAAGCTGGTTAAAGGCAACGCGGACAACAACTGCATCAACGTCGCCGTCTGTAATCGTGCGGGTGACTGCATCGCCAACATCATCACCAACCGAACTGTTGACATTGACCGCGTTTTCACTGGCGGCAAAACCTTCGATATACACCTGACTTTGTGTGCCTACGCGGGAGGCAAAATCGCTATAAACAAAGTTGTCCGTGCCATCGCTGTTTTGCAACGGCGTATCATCAAAAAAGATTGACTGTTCAGGGTCATCAGGCGTCGCAAATCCTTCGATTTCGCCTTCACTCAGGACATCAATCAGGCGGATGCTGGACTTGCTGAACAGCGAGTTAGCGTCATCACTGCGCTCCGGTCCAGCACTTTGAACAACGACCGTTTGCTGGACGTTGACGTTCTGTTGTGGTGCAGGTGCAGACTGACGACCGCCGCCAGAACCAGCAATACGCTTTGCCATCAGATGTCCGTCGTACTCACGCCTGCCGATACCACTACGCTACCGACGCGCATCCGCCCGTAACAGATCGGGACTGGATTGCCTTGAGCAGTCAGGTTGACGGCACCGTTGTAGATGTAGCTCGAACGGTTGTCGGCTGGGTCGTTGTTGACCGGATCAAATGAGTTGCGGCGACCGCCAGTTGCGCCAGTAAGACCAGGCAGATCGGCCGGCTGGGGCGACAGCAGTTGTGCTGTACCAGACAGGATCAAGCTGGCGCCGATAAAACCGATTGCGCTACTAGCTGCAGCGCCAAGAGTGAAGCCTGTTGCACCTGTAATCGCACCCGCGCCGCCAATGCCCAAAAAACCGCCCGCTGCAGGTGCAAAAACAATCGCAGCAGCCACCAGGGCCACTCCAGCCAGTATTCGTCCAACCCCGCCGCCACCAGCACCAGCCAGGACGGGCGTGATGCTGATTTCTTCATCCTGACCAGTGGGATTGTGGATCTCGTCTACTTCATCAATCGCAGCTTTTCCGACCTGCACGATATAACCAACACCGCGCTCACCTGCGGTGACTAACGCTTGCTGAAAGCCTTCAAAGTTGGCGCACAACGCCCGGATTGCTTCGGCAGGCGTATTCAGATCAAACTTATGGATGCGCCCAAACTGTTTGCCTAGCTCACCCCTTAGCACCACTCGCTTCATAGCCGACTCCTATGCCGCAGGATGTGGGTGGTGTTCTTCCGATAATAGCCAGACCATAGATCACGGCTAGAAAGTCGCCGCTCCAGGTGCTGCAAAATCAGGTCGTCACCAATGTAGATCGCAACGTGGTTCGATACGGGCGACACGATCTGCATCAGCAAGGCGTCGCCATACTGCGGCTCAGCATCCTGCCCGACAGACACGAAATCCTCGTTAGCGAAGTTTTCGACAAAGGTGTTCATGCCTTTGTGCCACCATTCGCCGTGCCGTTCGTAGTCCGACAGCTCTAGACCCCATTCCTGCTTGTACCAGTCTCGCGCCAAGGCATAACAGTCCAAGGTGCCGTAGCACCATTCCCGTCCGATCAGCGGTGGTTGCCAGCCTTCCGGTTCGTAGCTCGCCCACAGTCCAGTCGGCCAGCCAACGATGTGCCAGGGCAAGCCTGATGCTTCCATCGCGGCACGGTCAGCCATGCTCGCTTTTGGCTTCATGTTTGGGTGACTATGCACCACAGCGGTGATCGCGCCAGCGTCATCAGCAGCCGCATAATCCCGTGGTTCCATCACGAAGCTCATCTCTTCGGTGGCAATGTTGCGGCACGGAAAGTAACGCTCTTTGCCTTTGACGATGACCACCAAACCGCAGGCTTCTCGTGGATACTCTTCCGCCGCGTGTTTTTCTGCCGCCGCCTTAGTTTCAGGCTTCATCCAATCAGTCCCGCACTTGGGAAGCCGCCGTAAGGGATTTCGGCGTTTTCGCCAAAGCGCAGTTTGCAGCTAGACAGGCGGTGACCGCAAACGTCATTCGCAACGTCTGCAACTGAGTTGTCGTTGATGTCGAAATAGTTAGTGCCGGTGTAGCCGCAACCTTCGCCCTTATACGTCCAGGGGCAGATGTTTTGGATGATCTGACGGCGAGGCAGTTTTACGCCAGCAACGTCGAAAGTTGCGGACAGCTCAAAGCTGACAACAGCGCGGTTTTCAGCAACCTTGCGATCAACAATAAAAATCTCACGCGGGAATTCGGCAAACGGGTCCGCCGTTGCGTTGGTTTCGCTGGTGAAATTAACGGCGTCAAGATATTTCTTAAGCGTGCGGATCCGAGTGACCGTCGCACCAACCAAGTCGTTGTATTCCAGCACCAGTGTGGTGCCGAGGCTCAGGACGTTGCTGATGCTGATTGTCGGGCGTGGCAGTTGTCCGCCGCCTTCATAAGTAAAACCTGTCGCCTCTACCGGATAGCGCTGATAGGTCTGCCCGTTCCAGACGATGTTGCCGCTGATTTGTTCGTTGACGCCAGCGTGGAACCTGTAGACCTGATCAACGCCGATGCTGCTTGCGGTGCCGTCAAGCTCGAACAGCTCGATCACCGCGCTAGGCGCCAGCTTGTTCAGCTCTTCGCCAACGGCGCTGACTGCTTCCCAAACGCAGGTGCCGTCTTCGACTTCCGTTCCACGAACAACCGGCCACGGGTCAGGCTCAGTGGCGGCGCTAGTTCCAGCAGTTGTGCAGCGAAAAACCAGACCGCTTGGTTGAACGGACGTGGCACGCCGGACATCACCGACGCTGAAAGCTGTACTAGCTGCCCAGGCGGTAAATGCCATTACGGTTCAAATACCTGACGGAAGGTTGCGGTGATCGTGGCGCGGTTCAGGTAAGGAATCGACTTGCTCCACTGCTCGCAAACCCATTTGTATTCCGTGGATTCACCCAATGGTGTCCACTCAAACGACGCAGCATCTGCCGCCCGAGCATCAAGGAAGGTCTCGATGGTGTCGGCGTCAGCTTCGGAGATGTTCCAAGTCAGATCCCACTGTTTCGGGTTCTGATTCAGTCCGAATGTTGTGCGCTGTTCGTAGCCGTCACCGAAGCGGGCGATGCGGAAGTTAGGCGCACTGCTTTTCTGCGCGCCGTAGGTGGGAGTAATCGAAGGGAAAGTAGCCATTAGGCGAGCAAGCCTCCGGGACGCTTCTGGCGGATCAGTTCGGCGCGGACGGCTGCGCCAAGTGCTTCGCCCAGCTTATTGGCATTCGGCTGATCGCCTTGCACTTGGGTGCCAGTGGCGTCCACATTCACCACGATGTTGCTGCCGCCCATTCCGTGGTTTGGAACAATGTTGCCTTGGGCGCCAGGGACAAATAGCTCGGGGCCGCGTTCGCCAACGATATAAGGGGTATTGGCAGACACCGAACCACCCCTAGCTTTACCGGTCAAGTAGCCGTCTATGCCAAAACCGCCGGATCCAATATTGAGATTCGAGGGATACTGGACAGGTCCGGCACCTTTGAACAGGCCGCCTCCGCCACCAAAAATTGAGATGGCTGACTCGAGGGCTTTAATCACCACCATTTTGGTGATGATCTGTGCTGCCATATCCAAGAACGTGTCAGAAACACGACGGAAGAAATTTGCAAGTGCTTCTTGAGCACTCATAGAACCTTTAATTAGTTCGCTGAAAGAATTTGTAAATGCGCCAGAAATTCCCTCAGCCGCCGTTTGTACCTGATTGATAGGGTCAAGTAACTTTTCTAGTTGTTTTTTAGCCTCTTCTAAACGTTCGTCTTCTCCTAGAAGACTTTTGCCGCTAAAGGCAAGACCGATATCAACGGGACTCGAAAATTCGCGGAATAAATCAGGTGTTTTTAGTCCAGCACGTCTGTAAAACTCTGCGTTTTGGCGCCTTAATTCTTCTGTATATGCTTCAGCTTCCTTGCGTTTCAAAATTTCTCGATCTAGACGAAACTCCTCCGTCAGTAACTGGTCTTCTAAAACAGACAAAGACCTGTCCATAGCTGTGTTATAAGCCTGAACAAGTTTTTCCCGTTCTATTGCAAATTTAAGGGAAATTTTTTCCTTCGCATTTGTTTCAACAACTAAGTCATATTCCAGCTGTTTAAGGCTTAGAGCGTTGTAAGCATTCACCTGTTGCTCACTTGTGTCTTGTATGAGCCTGTCAAGTTCTTTGCCCGTTTTTTCCAGTATCTTGGTGGTTTTTTCGAGCGAATCAAGATACTTGTCCGCAAGATCCGCCAAATCTGCTTTTAACTCCACGCGCTCGCGCTCTACTTTTCGTATTTCTTCCAGTCTTACTTTTATCTTGTCCAGTATTTTCTGTTCTTCTTCCGGTCCGCCTCCGAAGAGGATGCCTGTGGTACGGGCTTTTTCGTAGTCTCTAGTGAGTTGCTGCAGCTGAACATCACTGGATTGTGCGGCTGCCCGGACCGCGTTCGCGTTCTGGAGCATGTTGGTTGCCGCTTTAATTGCGGGACCAAGAAACTCCGCCAGTGCAGCGCCCATCTGAGTCATGGCCGCTGACCACTCATTTTGGAAGCGTTGTGCTTCGCCTCCAAAGTTTTTGAGTGCGTCTACGCCCTGCCCGCCAACAACGACAGCCAGTTCTGCCGTAGCTAGCTCCAATGCCAAGGCAGACCGCTCAGCGTCTTCTAATTCCTTGATATAAGCCGCCGTCTTAGTTCCAACTAAACCGGTTTTTTCAATAATTTTATCTACATCGGCTGTAAGGGGATTCAGAGCTTGCCCAAGTTCGGCAACATCCGCAGTAAAAGCATCTAATTGTTGGCCGAGTGCACTAAGTAAAATTTGCCCTCCAAAACCCTTACCTAAAAAAGAACCTGCAAGACCGCCACCGACTGCACCTAATCCACCACCAAACAGCAATGGAAAACCAACACCAAGAGCAACACTCTCAAACCTTTCAGAGGCTTTTCTCCGGGTTTCCTCTAGCTGAATACGGCGTTCCAGGATAGCGTTTATTTTCTTTTCTGTTTGTACTTCTCTATTGGCAAGAATTAAATTTTGTCTGCGTTCTTTACCCGAAAGTTGAAGCGCTCGCCGCTCAGCCTCGAGCACACTGACGCTTTCTTTAGTGGCGCCACTAACATCAATAGTCCGGATTTTGCGGGCCGCTTCCTCGACCGAAGTGATTTGGCGTTCTAGCTGGCGCAGGCTACTTAAGCCCTTTACGGATAGCTCAATATCTACGCCGTAATTAGCCACGATCCAGCACGTAGAGCTTTAATCCGCAGTCTATCGCGCACCCCTAGCTCGTGCCCCCTTTGCTGTGCGGGCACGATCCATTGCACGCTCCTCCTCCTCGTTTTTCAGCTCGTAAAAAGCTGCCCAACCTACTAGCTCCTCCTGGGTCAACTCACAGGTCAATCTGGTGAGAGTCATTCCTAGCTCTTTGGCTAAGAAAAACATGAAAAGCCAGTCGTTATGCGCTTTTTAGGTCGGCTTTCGCTTCCTCCACCTTTTTGTCCGTTCCGGAAGTCAGCATTGCTAGCTGGATTTCCTGCAGCACAGTGGCTTCCACGTCACGTCGGAGAGCTGCGCGGTCCCCGTCTGAAAACAGGCGTTTACCGTTTTCGTCCAACGCTTTTTCGATCATCAGACTCAAGGCAAATTCACTAGTGCCTTCTGATCCAAGTGCAGCAGACTTTTTTTCTATGGATTCGCGTTCAGCGATAGTAAGAGGATGCCAGTACACCTCTAAGACCACTTCGCCATCAATCTCTACTGGATGCCTGTAAAGCTGGCTGACGCCAAATTTGCTGCGGAGCAGTTCAACGGCTCGCATAAAGTGTTAATGCAGTGCTTCTAATATAGTAGCCTATGCACGTGCCGTGAACTGGCACGAGATGATCCCGACAAAGTGCGAACGGTCTTCCAGTTCTAGGGGATTCGGTCCGACAATGTCCAGCACGCGGGGTGAAACACTGTAAGTGTCGGTGTAACCACTGGCGTTCACCGATGTGAGGCCGTCAATCACTGCTTCGCTGATTGCCGACAACACGGATGTACCGGCTGATTTAGGCACATACACATTGCACTGGATCGTGCCTGAGTAAAAATCTTGCGCTGCGCCTTGTGTTTGGAGCGTTGCTTGGGCAAAGCTCACTGACATCAAGATGTACTTTTCGCTTTTGCCGGGCGTAGTAAACGTGACGTTGTCGTACACCATGCGCACGTCGCTGTCGGCACTAGAAACCGCGTCCGTAACGGCTTTCTCAAAAGCGGCGCGGGCGTTGACGAGAGTCATTGGTTAGAGCCTTTCGTAAGAAACATAGTTGCCTTTTGTCCCAAGGAAACCTAGACCGCCTGTACCTTTGCGCGATGCGATGAGCACTTGGGGACCGCGTTTTTCTTTGAAGGTTTCCTGGACCAAGCCGCGCAGCTCGCCTTGGATAAACCGTGCAACTTTGGGGTTCTCAAGTGCGTAGGCTGCGTACTTCACGCTGTTGCCAATAAAAACTTTGCTTCTGTAGCGAAACTCGGGAACTTTGAAGCGTGGTTCGATGCGGAAAGCTGTTGTATCGCCCTTACTGCGGCGTTTTTTCAATCCGCTCCAAGGGGTGAAGTCTTCTACGCGGTCAACAGGTTTTGTCCGTTGGGTCGAGGCTTTCCAGCTGGATGCGAAGAAGCCGGTATAGACAGGGCTGTTTTGCTGGGTCGCCAAGCCCTCAAGTGCCAGCTGGATGAAGGCGTTGAAGTCGCGCTCCAGTTGCCTTTCAAGGTCCGGAAGGATGTTATTGATGCCGCGTTTGCGTGCCATCAGAATCGCACCAGCAAGACGTACAGGTATTCTTGGCCGCCGCGATATGTCTTGATGTCGGTTATCTGTGCAGTCCGAGATGCTCCGGCATAGGTAAGCGTAACTTGATCCTCAAATGTCGGTTGATTGCTTCCAATTAAGTCCGGCGTGATGTAAACCTTTGCTTGGCGCTGTTCGCGTCCCTCTTCCTCCTCAGAAATGACAAACTCAACCGGAACCTTGATGCTGGAGTAGCTGGTGTCCGTTGTCGTTAGGGCGCCAGTTGCGTAGTCGTAGCTAGGAGATGCTTTGCGGGTGTAGGTGATGCTGGTGTCGAGGGCAGTGCCAAGGTCTGCTACTACCGATTTGGCGATTGCTTTGAAGGCAGTGTCGAGTGCGCCAGCCATGATTAACCCCTCACAACACGTACTTGATAGCTGCCGCTACCTCCAAGGCAATAAGCACCAAGATAAGACTGCAGCCAAGGATAAACGTCGAAGACGTTGTTGACCGTTCCGGTTGCTTGGCTTGATTTGTTGTACTTGACTTTGATGTCACCGAGTTCAACTGCTTCGTACAAACCAGTATCACCAGTGGAGTCGGTGATGGCACCTGTGTCGTTAGCTAATGCACGCGCAAGTTCATACGTGGCGTATTTGATTTCGGCGGGGATTTCGCTGCAGGTCAGCTCCACGTTGTCTACGTGGTAGTTGTTGCGGGGCCACTTCAGCGCTTGGTCGTTATCGCAGCGGTCGCCGTAAAAATTCAGGCTGTCGATCCAGCGCGTGGCTGAAATCAAAGACCGGTTCTTTTGGTCGTCGGTCTTGTTGTCCCAGGTGGCAGAGTCGGGGACCGTCTCGAAATATGAGTTGGCGTCGGCCAGCGTTACATAGCTGTTGGCCGTTGAACTCTTCAGTGTGGCGTTGATAGTTGCGGCCACAGCATTACCACATACTTTTTCGCAGTCTAGCGGCAATAAAAAACCCCACCCGAAGGTGGGGTAGCTCCCTCGCCATCTGAAGGGTAGATCAGATGGTGGTGGTGTCCAGAGGGCTGTTGACGGTGAGCTGAACCAGGGGGATCAGGTCGATGTCGTAGGTGGCAGACCACTTGTTAGCGGTGGCCAGGTTGGCGTTGGTGGGGTTGTCACCAGCGTCGGTCCACTTGGTGCCCATCACGTGGTAGGCGCCGTGGTAGTCAACCGAGAGCACGTCCTGCTTGGACAGGATGTTGCGGTCAGCTTCGATGCGGAGGTCCGACTGCACACCCTCAAGGATGGTGCCCGACTTGGTCAGGTAGCAGTAGAACTCACGCTGGTGGCCGCCGGTGCCAGGAGCCACAGTGTTGACCTGGGGATCCATGATCACGTTCATGCCGGCAAATTGGCCGATCGAACGTGCGCCGACGCCCACGCCACCGCCGCCCCAGGTCACAGCGCCGGAAGCGGCGAGTGCAGAGGTGGAGAAGGTCAGGAGGCCGACTTGATACAGGTAGAAGCCAACCGAGGGGTGGACGACCAGGGTGTCCAGCTCGTCGCCGCGCTCACCCAGGAGGCTGCGGGCACGGGCAATAGAAGCACCGGTCAGGAAGTTGTCCTCATCGGCACCAGAAGCAGCAGCCACACCCAGGTCCAGAGCGTTGCCGGACAGGGCAGTGCCGAACAGACCAGCAAGCTGGGAGAACAGACGAGCGCTGTTCAGCTTGTTGATGGCGTCAGCCAGTTGGTTGCGGATGTGAAGCATGGGGTCTTCACCAGCAGCCAGAACTGCAACGTCGTCAACGGCGTAGGCGAAGCCACGGTGGACGATGGATGCAATCTGGGTTCCGGTCCCAATCTTCTGAGGGGTCAGGTAGCCATTGGTGCTGGTGCCCCAGCTGGCGGTACCGTCCATGATCTCCTCAGTGGGAGACACGGGGTTGAACTCAGGGACTTGGATGCGGGTGCCGCCTTCGCGGGCATCCAGCAGGGCGTTGCGAACAACAGCGCCGCTCTTCAGGAAGAGGCTGCGCTCTTTGATCGCCTCAGACACGTAAGTGCTGAGATTATTGCGCTTGACGATGTCCGCCAGAAGGACACCGCCGGAATAATTCTGAAATGGGGCGGCCATTTCAATCTCCAGGGGAAAGGTTTACGTGGTTCAAGTCACAGACTTGAGTGGTGTCCCACGGGGACTTAGCGACCCGCTTCCCTTTTCAGCACGGCTGCAAGGTCAGGGTCGCTGGCTTCCAAGGCCATTTGCCTCGTTAGGTTAATACTACC